TATTCAGGATTAATTACACAAATTAGAAACTACACAGAAGTAGATTCTAATGTATTAACAACAGATATTTTAGAAAACATTATTTTAAACGCACAATATAGAATTATGCGTGATGCTCCTATCGATGCTGATAGGAAGCAACAACAAGGTAATCTAGTTACAGGTCAAGAAACAATAAATGCTCCGGCAGGATGTTTATTTGTTAGAGCTGTACAAGTTTATGATTCAACTTCAGAAATAACAGGCAATAATAGATATTTAGAAAAGAAAGACGTTACGTATTTACAGGAATATATTCCATCAACAGAAACAGCAAAAAGAGGACAACCTAAGTATTATGCTATGTTTGGGGCTGCCACAGGCGATTCAGACACGAATTCAGGAAGACTAATGTTTGCCCCTGTGCCTGATACTACATATAAATTTAGGATTCACTTCAACGCTATGCCAGCTACATTAGCGTCCGACAATCAGACTAACTATATTAGCTTGAATTTCCCTAACGGCCTATTATACTGCTGTCTGGCGGAGACATATGCTTTTTTAAAAGGTCCACAAGATATGTTGACACTATACGAAAATAAGTATAAACAAGAGCTAGACAAGTTTGGTGTAGAGCAGATCGGCAGAAGAAGAAGAGATGACTACACAGATGGCACTGTTAGAATAACTGTTCCGTCAACAAACCCGTAAATAATTAGGAGTTAAATTATGGCAATAACATCAGCAATCTGTAATAGTTTCAAAACTGAAATTTTAACAGGCACTCACAATTTCACTGCATCAAGTGGAAACACGTTTAACTTAGCATTGTACACATCTTCAGCATCTCTAGGAGCTAGTACGACAGCGTACACAACTTCTAACGAAGTTTCTGGTTCTGGATACACTGCAAAAGGAAATGCGCTTACAAGTGTTACTCCAACTTTAGATTCATCAACAGCTGTTTGCGACTTTGCTGACACAAGTTTTACATCTGCTTCTTTCACAGCAAGAGGATGTTTAATTTTCAACGACTCAGCAACAGGTGATCCAGCAGTTTGTGCAATCGATTTTGGTTCTGACAAAACTGTAACGAGTGGTACTTTTACAATTCAGTTTCCAACAGCAGACGCAAGTAACGCGATCATCAGAATAGCGTAAGGAGGCCTAACCTATGGCTTCTACCTGGGGAAATAATTCTTGGGGAGATAACTCCTGGCAATCGACAACGGTAACTGTTATACCTACTGGTTTAGAAGCAACAGCTTCTCCAGGCAGTGGAGAAAATATGGGTGTGCCACAAACAGGTTGGGGTGGTAAATCTTGGGGCAAAAACGAGTGGAACGAACTTAACGATAATACAGCAGAACTTACAGGTTTAGGTTTAACAACAACTTTAAACGCAGACGGATTATTATCTTTTCAATCAGCTGGTTGGGGTAGAAATACTTGGAATGATGGACCATACGGAGACAGTAATGACCCTGTATTAACATTAACTGGATTTGGATTAACTTCATCTGTTGGTGACGGAACTAATATGGGTGTTCCTCAACAAGGTTGGGGCGGTAAGTCTTGGGGTAAAAACGAGTGGAACGAACTTAGCGATAACACAGCTGAACTTACTGGTTTTGGATTAACTGCATCTCTTGGAACATTAGAAGCTTACAATGAAATTGGTTGGGGCCACGATGGTTGGGGTGAAGAAGCTTGGGGCAGAGCAAATGATGCAGCAGCAGAATTAACAGGTGTATCAGCTACTTCTTCTGTAGGTTCAATTTCTCCTGCAGATGTAATGGGGCTAACAGGAGTTTCTTCAACTGTTTCTGTAGGTTCAATTTCTCCTGCAGATGTAATGGGAATAACAGGTGTATCTGCGACCACTTCAGTTGGCTCTCCTGATGTAGATGACACAATAGTAGGTCTTTCTGGTCAATCTGCAACTTCTTCTGTAGGATCAATAGCTCCTGCAGATGTAATAGGTATATCTGGATTAGAATTAGAAATAGATTTAGGTTCATCTTCAACTACTTCAAATCCTATAATTTTACCAACTGGATTTGGTTTAACTTCCAATGTAGGATCAATAGATCCTGCTGATCAGTTTATGGGCTTGACTGGGGTGTCTGCAACGTTTAATATAGGGTCACCAACAGTTATTGGAAGTTTAGATTTAACTTTAACTGGACAATCGGCAACGTCAAATGTAGCTGGTTTTGGAACTGCTTCAGGCTTTGGAATTCAAGCTTATCAAAGTATTGACACAGGTTCTAATACGAGTTATACAGATGTTGCTTAAGCAAATTAGGAGATAAAATATGGCTTCAACATTTACACCCTTGGGTATAGAACTTCAGGCAACCGGTGAAAACGCGGGAACGTGGGGAACAAAAACTAATACAAACTTACAAATTTTTGAACAAATCGTTGGTGGATTTACACAACAATCAATAGCAGGTGGTGCACAAACTACAACTTTATCTGTTTCTGACGGATCAACTGGTGCAGTTTTATCTCACAGAATGATTGAGTTCACAGGTACGATTACAGGAAATCAAATCGTAACTATTCCATTAGACGTACAAACTTTTTACTATTTAAGAAATTCAACATCAGGTTCACACACAGTACAATTTAAATATGTATCAGGATCTGGTGATTCGTTTACTTTTTCTGCGACAAATAAAGGTGATGCCGTTGTTTTTGCTACTGCAAGTGATGGAACAAATCCTAACATTCTTACATTACCAGCTGGTGATGTAACTACTGGTGGAACACAAACTTTAACAAACAAAACTTTAACGTCTCCTATAATTGGAACTTCTGTTTTAGATACAAATAGTAACGAAGTAGCTAAAATTACGGCTACAAGTTCAGCAGTTAATGAAGTTACTTTTGTAAATGCTGCTACAGGAAACAATCCATCAATTGACGCTTCAGGTGATGATTCAAATATAGGTATAGCATTAAAAACAAAAGGAACTGGAGTAATTCAAGCAGAAGATTCAGGCGGAAACGTATCTGCAGTAAAAATAGCAGGTAAAGAATCTATTTGGATTCCAGCAGTTGCTATGTATCCAAACACAACAAATGGGTGCGCAGACTTAGCTCAAGTAGAATTATCAAATGGACCTGAAATCAAAACTTTAGATTTTGATAAGGACTCAGATGAAAACGCTCAATTTGCTGTTGCTTTTCCAAAATCTTGGAACGAAGGCACAGTAACTTTTCAAGCGTACTTTACAGCAGATTCAACAAACACAGGAACTGTATCTTGGGTGTTAGCGGGTGTTGCTTGCGCAGACAATGACACTATTAACGCTACTTTTGGAACAGGTGTAGCACCGACAGCAAAGGCACACAGTGGTACAGCAAACGATTTAGATGTTACAGCAGAAAGTGGAGCAATTACAATAGCGGGATCTCCTAGCACGGATGAGGAAGTTTACTTCCAAATAACAAGAGATGTGTCAGCAGACTCATTAACTGCAGATGCCAAACTATTAGGTATTAAATTATTCTTCACTACGGATGCTGCTAACGATCTATAAGGAGGATAAATGGCAGGATTTGGTTACACAGTTCTAGGTTTTGGTTCTGGAGGCTTACCGAAAGTAGAATATTCTATGGATTTCTATATCGTCGCTGGAGGCGGCGGAGGTAGTGGCCCTAAAGGCGGCGGCGGAGGCGGCGGCGGTTCAAGAGCCTTTAGTTCACAATCATTATTTACAGGAGACGTAGGGACAGTAACTGTTGGAGGTGGAGGACAACTAGGTACAGCTCCTCAAGCTCAAATATCAGCCCCAGGAAGCGATTCTTCTATAGCCGCTACAACAGTAGGATTTTCAACTTTAACAAGCAGTGGAGGTGGAGCAGGAGGACCTCACACTGGTCAACCTGGAGGTGCAGGCGGAGGTTCCTGTTATCCATCAACTCAAATCAACCCAGGAAACATAGGAAGCTATGATCCCCCTGAAGGAGCCAATGGCGGTGCAGGTGCTGCCCCTAGATTTAGCGGTGGCGGCGGAGGCGGTGGTGCCTCTGGAGGAAACGGAAGTCCTGGTAGTCCTGGTGGTGGTCCTGGCGGTTCCGGAACTTCAACTTCTATTTCAGGATCGCCTGTTACATTAGCAGGCGGTGGCGGAGGAGCAACTCAAGCAGGCGGAACCCCTCACGGCGCAGGCGGTGCTGGCGGTGGAGGTACTGGAGGACCTGGTACTGGAGGTGCTGGTTCAACGAACACTGGTGGCGGCGGTGGCGGAGGCCAAAGTAACCCAAATAATCCTGGAGGAAACGGAGGCTCTGGAGTAGTATTTGTAAGAGCGCCAACTGAATCTTTTGATAAAATAACTATTACTGGATCATCAAATACAAAAACATCAACTCCCTCACCTGATGGGTCAGCAACATTATTAACTTTCAATGAGACAGGAACTTTTACGATAGGTTAATTATGGCACACTTTGCAGAATTAGATGAAAACAATATTGTAAAAAGAGTAGTAGTTATTGGAAACGGTGTTCCAACAAGTGATGGACCCTTAGGGGAAAATGATATGCATCCAGATGGTGAAACTTACGTTGCAAATTTATTAGGTGGCCGTTGGAAACAAACTTCTTTCAATAATAAATTTAGAAAAGAATATGCAGGAATAGGAAATTATTATGATGAGGAAAAAGATGTATTTATAAGACCTCAACCTTATCCTTCTTGGTCACTAGACTCAAACAATGATTGGCAAGCTCCAGTAGCAAGACCTGAAGGAGAGTATGAAAAATACACAGATTCTGAAGGTGTAGAAGAGTATTATAGTGAAATTGAGTGGGATGAAGAAAGTCAAAGATGGATCGCAGTAACACACGATATTCCTGCTCTTAGGTACGCTTGGAATCCTGATACATCTACTTATACAGCTTTATAAAGATAAAAAAATAGTATATAAGTTTTTAAAAAAGAAATATGAAATTAAAATATACATATTGGTATTTTAAATCTGTTTTATCAGATGAGTTTTGTAAAAAAGTAATTAATTTAGCAAAGCAAAAACAAAAAGTAATGGCCACAATAGGGAGTGGTGAACTAAACAAGAAAACTAGAGATTCTCTCGTCTTATTTTTAAATGACCCTATAATATATAAAACGTTACACCCTTATATACAAACAGCCAATAAAAACGCTGAATGGAATTTTCAATGGGATTCAACTGAACCAGTTCAATATACTGAGTATAACAAAAAACAACATTATAGATGGCATCAAGATGCTTGGGATCAACCTTATGTAAATCCAGAGGAGCCCCTTTCTTACGGAAAGATTAGGAAAATATCAGTTAGTTGTTCATTAAATGACTCAAAAAAATATAAAGGTGGTAAACTTCAGTTTGACTCATCCACGCCATTAAAAAAAGAGGATATTATAACTTGTGAAGAAATTTTACCAAAGGGATCTATCGTTGTGTTTCCGTCTTTTATTTGGCATAGAGTAACACCTGTTACTCAAGGAACTAGACAATCTTTGGTTTTATGGAATTTAGGAAAGCCTTATGTTTAAAAATTATAAAGTTGTAAAAGAAATAATAAATAAACAAGTCTGCGACATTGCAGTGGAGTATTGTGAATTAACAAAAGCTAAAGCTAAATATTTACTTGATAATAATTTAATTCCTTTTGGTTCTGGAAATCATGGAGTGTTTGGTGATGGTCAAGTTAATAAAAAAGATGTTTTTGCTTACTATGGAAGTGATTTCTTTGATTCTTTATTAGTGTATTTAAAAAAAGATATGGAGAGAGAAATTAATAAAAAACTAAAACATATGTATTCTTATTTTAGAGTTTATACTAAAGGTAGCGTGTTAAATTCTCACAAAGATAGACCTTCTTGTGAACTTTCTACAACTTTAAATTTAGGTGGGGATCCTTGGCCTATTTATTTTTTAATAGATAATAAAGAAGTTGAAATCACGTTAAAACCTGGGGACATGATAATTTATGAAGGATCTAAATTAAAACATTGGAGAAATAAATTTAAGGGTAAAAAATGTTATCAAGTTTTTTTACATTACAATGATATTAAAAGTAAAAATCCCATACTTGACGGGAGACCTGTTTTAGGTTTATCAGTGAAAACGAGGAACCATGGATAGTATAAAAGTTACAGATTTATTTAGATACCCATTAGGAATTGTTAATCTTAAACAAAATACTAAAGAACTAATAAAATTTACTAAAGAAGTAAAAAGAAATGAAACCAGTGTGCTTAAAACAAATAAGGGAGGTTTTCAAAGTCCTTCCAATCTTGCTAAATATAATAAACCTGTGTTTAATAATTTATATTTAACAATATTAAAGTTAGCTGGAAAATTTTCTAGTATTTATAATTTACATCAACCAATTAAGTATGGAAGCGCTTGGATAAATATAAATCCTCAATATAGTTACAACACTGCACACACTAATCCAAGAACAGCTATTAGTGCTTTGTTCTTTATACAAGTTCCTAAAAATAGTGGACAAATTATTTTTAGAAGACCAGAAAAATTAGTAGGGTATTTAGAGGATAAAGATATTCATACATACAATAATTTTAATGCTTCTCTACAAGTTTTCACACCAAAACCAAATCAATTATTTTTATTTCCTAGTTGGATAGAGTATGAGGTTAGTCAAAATTTATCTAAACAAGATAGAGTATCATTAGCTGTAAATTTTGAATGCTCGAAATAATAAAAAGGTTTGTTAAAAATTTACAATCTTTTGAGTACCCAGATTCTGAAACGTCTTGGAACGTAGCAGGTATTTTAAAAAATCAAAATGCCTATTATAAGTTTGATGTTAAGGATATGCATAAACTATCAAATGGAGAGATTGTTAGATCAGGTAAAACTAATAGTAAAGCAGATAAAATTGTCCTTGAATTTAAAAACAAGTGGGTCATCATAGACATGAAAGAATTATGTGATTACATTAAAGCAAATAAGACTAAAAAAGTTTATTTAGAGACATTGTTAAATAAACTAGAATGGAACATACTTATAGATAAATGAAAGTTATTGACAATTTTTTACCAAAAAAAGAGTTTTTAGATCTTCAAAATGCATTTATGTCCGACAAGATGCCTTGGTATTTTCAATCTGCAATAAACCATTATTCTACAAAAGAGGAGCTAAACTGTTATTTTACACATGGTCTATATTTTCAACATCAGGGCTATAGCAATTATTTTAATTATGTAAAACCAATTCTTGAGTTTATTAACCCAAAAGCATTAATTAGAGTTAAAGCAAATCTATATATGAAGACTGAAAAAGTAGAGGTACATAAACCACACGAAGATTATTTTTTTAAACATGATGGAGCTATATTCTACATAAATACAAACAATGGAAAAACCATTCTACATGATGGGACTAAAATTGACTCTATTGGAAACAGGCTTTTATTATTTGACTCAAGTAAAAAACATAGTAGTAGTTCTACTACAGACTCTAAATGTAGAATAAATATCAATTTTAACTATTTTTAGAAGATTTATTTGGGCTATATTTTTAGCCAAAAATTAGTATAATGGTATATTATGGCATTACAAAAAGTACAATTCTTACCAGGCTTTAATAAACAACTTACTGAAACTCAAGCTGAGGGACAATGGGTAGATGGTGATAATGTTAGATTTAGATATGGTTCACCAGAAAAAATAGGTGGTTGGAATCAACTAGGAACTGACAAACTTACCGGTGCGGCAAGAGCCATGCATCACATCGTAAATAGTAGCGGAGTAAAATATTCAATTATAGGAACTAATAGAATATTGTATGCATACTCAGGAGGTGTGTTTTATGACATACACCCTATTCGAGAAACAAATACACTTACCAACGCTTTTACTACAACTAACGGATCCGCTGTGGTTACAATAACTTTTTCTACAGGACATGGTTTAAATCCTGGAGACATAGTTTTATTAGATAACTTTACCACAATTACAAACTCAAACTTTAGCTCCTCTGATTTTGATGATAAAAAATTTATGGTGACTAGCACACCAACCAATGACACAATTACAATAACCATGTCATCTAACGAGTCAGGGTCTGGTGCGACGACATCAGGTGGTATTAGAGTTCAATCTTATTATTCAGTGGGACCAGCAGAACAGCTACCAGGTTTTGGTTGGGGATTAGGTTCTTGGAGTGGTGAAGCAGCGAACCCACAAACATCAACTTTAAACGGAGCGTTGTTAGATGATACTGCTGGAACAGGTGGATCAGGAACAAGCATAACATTGGCCAGCACAACAAACTTTCCATCGACAGGGACAAACTTTATAAAAGTAGGAACAGAAGAAATATCTTACACGGGAGTTTCTGGTAATGACTTAACAGGAATTACAAGAGCAGTTAGAGGAACAACGAGAGCTGCACACTCAGACGGGGCGACTGTAACTAATACATCTGACTTCGTAGCGTGGGGCGAGGCTGCATCAGGTGACTTAGTTATTGATCCAGGTCTTTGGTCTATTGATAACTTTGGTAACAAAATTATCGCTTTGATTCATAACAAACAAGTTTTTGAATGGAATGCAGATTTAGCTAATGCAAATGCAACAAGAGCTACAATTATTTCTGGTGCACCAACAGCATCTAGAGATATGATTGTATCCACACCGGACAGACACTTAGTATTTTTTGGAACAGAAACAACTATAGGAACACCAAGCACACAAGATCAAATGTTTATTAGATTCTCTAATCAAGAGGATATCAATACTTACACACCCACGGCAACTAACACAGCCGGCACTCAAAGACTTGCGGATGGTTCTAGAATTATAGGAGCAGTCAGAGGTCGTGATGCAATCTATGTTTGGACGGACACTGCTTTATTTACACAAAGATTTATTGGTCCGCCTTTTACTTTTGGTTTTGCGCAAGTAGGAACCAACTGTGGATTAATAGGACAGAACGCTGCGGTAGAGGTAGATGGCGCTGCATACTGGATGTCAGAGAATGGTTTCTTTAAATACGCTGGTGCTCTACAATCGCTACCATGTTTAGTAGAGGATTTTGTTTATGATGATTTAAACACAACAGCTAATCAACTTATAAACGCTGGATTAAATAATTTGTTTGGAGAAATTAATTGGTTTTACTGCTCTTCAGGAGCGACAGTTGTTGATAGAGTTGTAACCTATAATTATTTTGAATCTACACCACAAAGACCAATATGGACAACGGGAACATTAGATAGAACGACATGGCAAGATTCTGCAGTATTTGGAAAACCTCACGCCACAGACTATGACGCTAGCTCTAATAACTCTTACGATGTTGTTGGTAACACAGATGGTTGTACAATATATTATGAACACGAAACTGGCACGGATCAAGTTACATCCACAGCAACAACAGCCATAACCTCAAACATACAGTCTGGAGACTTTGATATTTCTCAAGGTGGTGATGGTGAGTTCTTTGC